CAAGTGATGATTGTTTTTTTATAAAAATAATCGCAGATAGAGTTGACAAAGGCTAAGTGCGATAGTATTATAAACGCAGATAGCGTTAAAAGAGGAGGTGAAAAAATGCTTCAATGGCTCGCAGAGGCTCGCGGAAATACGTCACAGGCGAAAATTGCAAAGCAGATCGGCATCGCGCAAAGCACCTACGCCTCAATCGAAAGTGAGAGCAGGCGGCCATCTGTAAAAATGGCAAAGCGAATTGCGGCAGCGCTGGGGTTCGAGTGGACGAAGTTCTTCGAGGATGAATCGAGGAGCGCGTAAGAAGCGCAAAAGAACCACGCAGAAGCACCGCGCAGGGGCGCGGCAAATTTCCTTACCATAGCCAGACGTACCATAAATGGACGGCACATGACGATGCCGTTTCTATAACTGGCCATGCGACCAGGGAAGTTCTAACGGAATTCTATTTATCCCCCCTTCTTTCGTGGATGACGACGCGAAAGGTGCGAGAGACGGCAACACAGGGCAACTAATGAGGGCAACACGCCGCGCCCCTGCGGGGTGCTTCTGCAAGAAAAAGGAGATCAACATGAACAAGATCAAAAAAGTAGAGCTGCGGCAGTTAGCGGTGAGAAACCCTATCGCGGCGGAACTGGCAAAAGCCATGGTCGAAACCGCCGCAAAGGTGGGTGCCAATGCGAACAAGCTGGATATCGCATGCGAGCTGGCGCGGGAAGCATACCGAGACGCGCGCGACAACTCAGCGGAGCGGCTCAGCGGGTACAAGCACAAAGCGCTTGCGATTCTGGACGAGATCACGTGAAAGGAGCAATTCATGGAATGCTGGAAATTTGATTGTTTAGAGCTGCCCGCTGTGCCGGGCGGATATCGCGCAGGCTTGACAAGCGGCATCGCAAAATATCTCGGTATTGCTTTTGACCGCGCCGGAAATGCGCGAGAACGAGCAATGCAGCAGTACCCGCAAGCATTCTGCCGTCTTGTGCGCGCATGCGCCAATGAAGCCCGCGCCATGATGCGCGAGGGCGTGGCGCCGTTCAACGAAGCGAAGGACGAGCGCGAAATGAAGAATCCGCAACTTTGGGCGCATGCGACGGTCTCAATCAATATGAGCGGCAATATTGAAGCGCATTGCTTTCAGCTCTCGAAAACAGAGGCGCAGCGGCTAATTGCAGAGTTATCAAAAAAGCACGGCGGCCAGGAGAACTCCTGAAAGGAGCGTGAACATGACGCTAAAAGACCTTTTGGAAAGAATTGAGATCCGAGATCACACCAGTGAAGAGCGTTATCCGGACGGCAACGGAGGGCGCGACCATTATACGTTAACCATGCATATTCACGGGCACGGAAAGCCGCTCAACGCCGAGGTCGATGAGATATGGATCGACCGAGGGATGATGTTTGTCGATTTGAACGGCGAGAAAGGGGAGCACCGCAATGAATGACAAAGGAAGCGCCTCGCCCGACGTGCAGATCGAGCGGGATGCCGTAACGATCCGGTACGGAGAGCGCGAGACCGTAGCGACAAAGGACGGAATCAGGATCAGGGAGCGGCGCAAGGGCTACCCGGCCTTGAAAAGGCTGGTTAAATTGCTGAGTGCGAATTTCACAAACCCTGAAACGGTGCTTCGTCTGGAATATGAAAGGGGCGACACAGACGCAGGTTTTGAAGATGGCGACGACGTGGGATGTTTACCACGGGGCGACGCCGGAGATCGAGGCGACGGTGCGCAGCGAGGAAGCCTTTGAGGCGCTGCGACAAGCCATTAAAAAAATGAGCCGCCAGCGGGTCAGGCATGGCGGCTCAAGGATCGAGTATTCAATCAAATTGGTCGGGTGAACACGGCAAGCGGACATGCCGCGGCGGCATACATTCGAGGGAAAGGAGCGTGCAGGAATGGGGAAGCGAAAACAGGAGCCGATCATCGTGAAAGCCTACGTCAAGACGGCGGACGGCGGAGAGGTGGACGTGGACACGCTCAGCGACGAGCAGCGCGAAAAGCTGGGGTCGTGGCTGCGCGTGACTTACCTCAATGAGCTGATGCGCGGCAAGGCAAAATTCTACATCAAGCAATAACACGCAAGGGGAACCCCTTTGCAGAAATGAGGAACAACAAATGAAAAAGAATCGCACGAGAGAAGAAAGAGCGCTGCGTTACGCGGCGGCGCTGCTGCGGCTGACGGTGCTGCTGTGGATCGCGGTACTGCTGCTGTGCCTGTTGGAGCCGGGATGCCTGGCGGCGGACATGACCGCGGGCGCGGCGGTAGAGACCGATCCGACGGTCACATGGCTGGCGGCGGTGGGCGCCAGATGGCTGACGTGGCGCGGAATGGTGCTTGTCCTGAAGCTAGACGAGCCGAGGAGAAAGAGAGGGGTGCGCAGATGAGCTATTTATCCTCGGGCGCGCAGCTGCTCGGCAACCTTGAGCACACGGCGGCGGAGCTGCTGGAAACGACGATGCAGGAGCGTGGGCGCGGCTTTGCGAGCGACAACGAGAGCTGGGCGGAGATCAAAGCTCATCTTGAGCGCGCGAAGAAGGCGACGGGCGACCTTGAAAAGGTCCACAAGGAGATGTGGGACGCCATCAAAGACCAGAATGAGGACGCCTACGGGGCGCTGGCGAATGAGCTGACGCGCGCGGGCGCTGCGCTGGCGGCAGAATGGATGGTCGTCTCGGTGCTCGGCAAGATCGCCGTGGAGATGACGGGAGAGTGAATCGCACATGGACGACAAGCGATTTATCGCACCGCAGACGCGGCCGACGCTGTGCTGGTCGTGCGCGCGGGCGTGCGGCGGCTGCTCGTGGACGGAGCGAGATCCCGCGACGCACGCGATCCGCTTCGAGCCCGTGAATGGCTGGGAGGCGGAGAAAACGACGATCAACGGCTCAAAGAGCGAGCACGGCGAGAAGTGCTACCGCTACACGACCGACAGTTATCGCGTCGTGCGCTGCCCGCTGTACGTGCCGGATCGGCGGACGAGAGCCAAAAGCGCCATGCCGGAATGGGCCATGCAGGCCGCGAACGCATGAAAAAGGCGGCTGACCGATGGACCGGTCAACCGCCGCGAAGAAAAACACACATGAAAGGAGATTTTCTTCCCCGCCATTATAGCATGCGGCGGGGAAGCAGTGCAAGGGAAATGCTGGAACGAAATTATCAGAAAAGCGCGCTCGACGAGCTGAGTGTCGTGCTTTTTGCGGGCGGAGGGGGCAGCGACACGGGAATCTCGTGTATGACCGGCAAGCCCGTTGACATCGCTATCAACCATGACGCCGATGCGATCCGGATGCATAAGACGAACCACCCTTGGACGCGGCATTTGCAGGAGGACGTTTTCGCAGTAGATCCGAAAGAGGTCTGCGCCGACCAGAAGGTCGGCATTCTGTGGGCCTCACCGGACTGCACACACTTCTCCAAGGCACGCGGCGGCGTGCCGATCAAGAAAGAGATTCGCGGGCTCTCGTGGGTTGTGGTCAAATGGGCGCTCGCCGTGCGGCCGCGCGTGATGTTCATGGAGAATGTCGAAGAAATCCAGACATGGGGGCCATGCATCAAAACGCCGAAGGGGTTGCAGCCGGACCCTGCACGGGCGGGGGAGACTTTCAAGGGCTTCCTTGCCATGCTGACAAGCGGCATTGCACCGGATCATCCGGCGCTCAAGGAATGCTGCGAGTTTCTGCACGTCTCAGAAGGCAGCACGGAGGCGAAGCGGCTGATCGCTGGTCTCGGCTACGACTTCGGCAGCAAAATTCTATGTGCCGCCGATTATGGCGTGCCGACCATCCGCAAGCGCTGGTTCGCCGTATTCCGCTGCGACGGGCAGCCGGTGAAATTTCCCGAGCCTACTCACGCCAAAGACGGGAAGGACGGCCTGCCGCGCTGGCGAAGCGCCGCAGAGGTCATTGACTGGGCACTTCCGTGCCCGAGCATTTTCGCCAGCAAAGCAGAGATCGCAGAGAGGTACGGGCTAAAAGCTGTTCGTCCGTTGGCGGACAACACGATGCGCCGCGTCATCCGCGGCGTGGACAAGTTCACCATTAAAAGCGGGAAGCCATTCCTTGTGGAGTGCAATCACGGCGGTGACGGGCACACGCGAAGTATCGAAACGCCTGTCAACACCATAACGGGCCGCTATACCGGCGGCGTGTGCAAATCCATGCTGTCGCCGCTGACCATGAGCAATGTTTCCGGCGCGGCGGGCACGGACTGCCGTGCACCATTGAACACAGCGCGCACAAGCGGCGGGGGCGGCCAGATGCTTATTGCATCCAGTTTGATTCAGTATCACACCGAGAGAACGGAGAGCGCACGGGTACAAGGGCTCGGCGCCCCGCTGCAAACGGTGGACGGATCCAACCGCTACGGCCTCGCGTCCGCAAACCTTATTGAATATTACAGCAACGGCCGGCCGCTCGACATCAGCGAGCCAATACATACGCAGACAGCAAAAGACCGCGACGCGCTGATGATAACGCACATCTGCAAATTCAAGGGCGACAACATCGGACAAGCCCCGGCGGAACCTTTGCAAACCGTTACTGCCTCGGCGGGAGAATTCGCCGCCGTCAAAGTAACGATTGAGCGCTGCAGGAACGGCGCGGGGCTGGGCTTCTGGCCGAAGGTGAGGGCGCTGCTGAATACGTATTGCGGCTACGATCTCGGCGATGACGAGATTATCCTGCTCTGGATCAGCGGCGCGGCGTACTTTATCAGCGATATCGGGTTGCGGATGCTGACGCCGCGCGAGCTGTATAACGCGATGGGGTTTCCGCCGGACTATATTATTGACCGCGATTATACGGGCAAAGAGTACAAGCGCAGCGCCCAGGTCGCACGATGCGGGAATGCAGTATGCCCGCCCGTCGCGGGCGCCTTGGTTGCCGCTAACCTGAAAGACTGCGCACTGCCGCGTTATATCGGTACACTGAGCGAGCTGTGGGAAAGGGTGAGCGCATGAAACGAAGCACATTTTTAGATATGTGCGTGCAGGCGGCGGTGAAAAAGGACAAGCCGAAGGTGCTGTACGCTGGGATCGAATATTACCCCGAGGGCTATGAGCTGCGATTCGACAAGAGCGGCAAGGCGGTACATAGAGCGATCCTGCGGGACGCGAGCAAGCACAACTGCCTTTTCTACTGCCCGCTGGCGAAGGTGCAGGAGGTAGAGGCGTGAGTAAAGCGGTTTTAATCAGTATCCGCCCGAAGTGGTGCGAGAAGATCGCCAACGGCAATAAGACGATTGAAGTGCGCAAGACGCGCCCGAAGATGAACACGCCGTTTAAGTGCTATATCTATTGCACGCTGCAAGGCTGTAACGAGTTTTTTCGAGTTGATCTTGGGCGTGATGTTGCCAAGTGGAACCGCGGCAAGTGGGCAGACCGCAAGAGCAAGGTCGTCGGGGAGTTTACCTGCGACCGAATCGACTGGATCACGCACATCGGGTACACGGGCATTCCGAATTTAGTGGAGACTCGCATTTGCGACGCCGTCACCATGCGCACATCGCCCGTCGGCGGGCTGCTCAATGCAGCCTGCTTGACGCCTAAAATGCTGAATGATTACCTTGCGTGGGGTGACGGTTACGGCTGGCACATCTCCGATCTGCGCATCTACGACGAGGCGCGCGAACTGAGCGAGTTTACCGGACTGCGCAATACGAGATTCGGCGCAGCGCCATATGACATCAAGCGCGCGCCGCAGAGCTGGTGCTATGTGGAGGAGGTGCGCGATGAACATTGCTGAAAATGTTGACTGCATGGAGGCAATGAAAAAGCTGCCGGACAAGGCTTTCAACCTCGCCGTGGTCGATCCGCCGTATTTCAGCGGGCCGGAGCGGCGTGGGTATTACGGCTGCAAGGTCAGCAAAATCGGTGTACACAGAGACTACCCCATATCTCCGAAGTGGGACATTCCGACACGTGAATATTTCGATGAGCTGGAACGGGTCGCGAAGCACTACATCGTTTGGGGTTGTAACTATTTCGATCACCATTTCGCGCCGGGGCGCATCGTATGGGACAAGTGCAACGAGGGCAGTTCCTTCAGCGATTGTGAGATCGCGGCCACAAATTGCCACGACAGCGTTCGGCTTTTCCGTTACATGTGGAACGGCATGATGCAGGGCAAGAGCATTTCGGAAGGATTTGTTCAGCAAGGGAATAAGGCGCTGAACGAGCAGCGCATTCATCCCACGCAAAAGCCTGTAGCACTTTACACGTGGCTGTTTCAAAAGTACGCAAAGCCGGGGGACAGCATACTCGACACACACCTCGGCAGCGGCAGCAGCCGTATCGCTGCATTGGAGCTTGGGCTCGACTTTATGGGGTATGAAATCGACAAGTACTACTTCGAGGTGCAGGAAAAACGCTTTGAGGAATACGCCTCGCAGGGGAGCCTTTTTGCAGGAGGTGTGCGATGAATAGCATTCAGGCGAGCCAGATCATGGGCGGGAACGGGGCAAAGGCGCGCAAAGCGGCCGACCTGTACCCGACGCCGCCGGAGGTAACGGTGGCGCTGATGCGCTTTCTCAAGCTGCCAGCGGGGACGGATGTATGGGAACCGGCCCGTGGGCAAGGGGATATGGTGCGAGCGCTGGCGAACTGCGGGATGGCTGTCTACGGCACGGATATCCGCGATGGGATAGACTTCCTGACCACTCGACAGCTGGGAAACGCGCCTGCGGCCGACTGGATTATCACGAATCCGCCGTTTTCGCTGGCGGACGAGTTTATCCGCCACGCGGCGGAGATCGGCAAGCCGTTTGCGATGCTGCTCAAGGCGCAGTATTGGCACGCGGCGAAGCGGGCGCAGCTTTTCCGCGAGATCCCGCCGAGCTACGTGCTGCCGCTGACGTGGCGGCCGGACTTCCTCTTCAAGGAACGGAACGGCAAAAAGGGCGCGAGCCCGCTCATGGACGTCATGTGGTGCGTGTGGCTGACGCCGCAGATGCAGGGCGTGCAGACAGTATTCAAGCCGCTGATGCGGCCGGAAAAGGAGAAATGAGCATGTTTGTCGGAGAAACGTATAGCTGAGTGCCGACGAGCTGGGAGGGGGCGAACGGGATCGTCTCAGCGCTCGGCAAGAAAGGCGGGGTACACGGGAGAATCGTGTACATCAACGAAAACCATCGGTATTTTACGGCGGAGGCGAACGTCGGCGGCGTGGTCATCCGCGAGAGCTTCAAATTTTAAGGAGGGTATAGACATGATCAGCTACAAGAATGAGAACGGAAACGTGAAGGAACTGGCGGCCGGAGGGACGATGGGAGACCTGCTCGCCGAATCGGCCTATCTGCTCACGGCAGTCTATGGCATGATCGCGCGCAGAGACAAAGCGGCGGCGGAGATCTTCAAGGTGAGCATGATGATGGCCGTGGGAGACCCGGAATCGCCGGTATGGAAGAACATTGAACCGGACTGCCTCAGCATCGCGCGGCGCGTCAAGCCGAAGGAGGGCAAGAGCGATGACAAGTGACGAGGTTTTGACGGCGCTGCGGTGCTGCGCAAGCGACAACTGCAACGGATGCCCGAGCCACAACAGAGGACTGATCGGCACGAGCTGCATCAGCAGAACGATGCGGGAAGCGGCTGATTTGATCGAATTCCAGCAGCAGGGCCTTGAGGCGCTGACGAAGATGGACGAGGGGATGAAAAAGCGGGGCAGCACGCTGAAAGAGTTCCTGCGACGCGGCGATGAAGTCGTGCAGGGGCACAGAGACCCTGCCGGACCGCCGGGCGATCCTGGTTTTGCGGGCGATATCTTCATCTGCCCGACGTGCAACTCGCCGCGCGTCTTCTATAACGCGGAGAAAGACGCCTACATATGCCCGAGCTGCGGGTGGCAGAACAAGGAGGGCTGACGGATGATGGACTATCCCTATTTTTCGCTGCGCGATCTGCGTGAGACGAATCGCCTGTTGGCGGTGTCGGACGCGACGTTTGGAAGATATTGCAAACGAACACAGAAGAAGCGGCGCAGGGATGCGCGGCGGAACAGGAGAAAATGATGGTTTCGGACGAGGCATTGAAAAAGCTGCAAGAGCAGATCGCGGCGTGGCCGGTGGAACGGCGATTCGCGGTGCAGCAGCTCATTCGGGATTATTTGAGGAACCGGGAAGACCTGCGCGACTACGAGGCGACAAGGCTGACGCCGCGCGGGGTCGAAATCCTCAAGGAAGAAAAGCTCAGCAGCGACGGTATGATCCTGATCGGGCGACTGATGAGCAAGAAGCTACACGAGATCGGCTGCGAACGCCTGCACGAGCTGGTCGAGGCCGACAAGGACGGGCGGTTGGTGGTGCTGCCAGTAAAGCCAGTGCTCACCCCTACAATATCAAGTATGCTGTACATAATTGAAGATGAAGAAATCTACGAAGATTCGCTGTATGAGGGGATTGTTGGAATGTCGGAGCGTGGGGAAATGAATGTAATTTACGGTACCATTGATGCGTTGAGCTTCGAACAAAATGATATCGGCAAGACCGTATTCCTCACCCGTGAGGAAGCGGAAAAAGCATTGGAGGGCATGACATGTTAGACACTTTGAATTTGCGCGGCGGGAGCACGAGCCAGTCGGTACACGTGAACGCCGTGACCGGCGCGATCTTGAAAAACCATCCGAAAAGCTGGTTTACGCGGTTCAACCTGACAAGCGAATACGCGAAAACGCTCTTCGCCGAGGGCGGGCACAAGGCGATGAAAAAGGTGAGCATCAGGAGCGATCCGACCGATTGGAGGGGCTATACCCGCAACGAACGCGACCCCGACAAGGATATCACGATCCTGCAAATGGTTATTTGCGGCGACATGGAGGTCATCGCGGAGCTCGTCTACACCAAGGACTATGAGGGCCGAGAGGGGCCAAGGGAGGGCTGACGGATGGTGCGGGTATTTTGTGATCGGTGCGGGAGGGTCATCACGGGGATGAGCGCGCACGAGCGTGTGAGCGTGACGGCGAGCGGCGCGGGCGGCGGGGAGATCGCGAAGCTCGACTTCTGCACATACTGCGCAGACTGGGCCATTAACACGCTGATGCGGCGCACGATGGTCGGCGCGGGCGAGAAAAAGGGCGCGAAGGCGGACAAGCCTGCGCCCATCGCGCCGCCGAAGAGCGAAAAGGACGGCCTTGCGTGGACGGCGGGACAGGACAAGCGGCCGGCCGCGGAAGCGCCGCCGCCCGAACCGCTCCCGACGCTGAGCGTCAAGGGCTACGGCGCGGCGGAGAAGCGGAAAATCTTCGACGCGCTGGTGCGCTACAAGGTGCGGACCGGCCCGGGGTGGACGGAGCGTGTGAGCGAGGCCTGCGGCGGGGACGTGAGCCGCGAGACGCTGCGCGCGATCGTCGTGGACGGGCTGATGGTCGACATCCACGTGTGGCGCGTCATTGAGCGGGGGCTCAGCGACCTGGGCGCAATGGAGAAAAAGGCATGAAGGTGACGTTTATTTTGCAGGCCGACGTGCCGGAGAGCGCTATCCAGGGCATCAAGGAGCGCGCGGCGATGGACCTTGAGCGCTACGGCGACGTGAAGGTCGCGAAGATCCTCGTCGAGAAGCCGCGTGAGCACGAGCAGTTACATCTTTAATCACGCCTGAGGGCGAAAAAGAAAGGAATTTTACTATGAAAAAGTACATCGGAACAAAACTTATCGAGGCGGAAAAGGCGTATCGCGCGGATGGCAAGGTCGTTACGCTCGCGGAGAACAGAGTACCGTGCGGCAGCGAGGTCGAGCGCGGCTACAAGGTGCGCTATGCGGACGGGTACGAGAGTTTCAGCCCGGCGGAGGTCTTCGAGCGCGCGTATCTGCCGCTCGAGGTGAACGGCAAGCTCAAGACTGAGGCGCCGAGCATCAGCGCGGAGATGGTCGAGCGATTCATCGACCACCACGAAACCGTGACGATGGGCGGCAAGACGACCGTTGTGCGCGCGGTACTGAAAAACGGCTTCGAGATCGTGGAGAGCTCGAGCTGCGTGAGCGCGGAGAACTACGACGAGAAGCTGGGGGAGGAAATCTGCATGAAACGGATCAGAAATAAGATTTGGGAGCTGCTGGGATTCCTGCTGCAAACGGCGGTGGGCGGCGTGAACGGCGAGGCAGCGGCGGAGAATTGCTGCTGCGATAAAGACTGCGAGCGTTCCTGCTGCGACAAGGAGACTGCGGCGGACGAACCGGCTGTGCCGAAGCTGCCGACGGTGCGCTTATTTATCTCGCAGCCGATGCGCGGCAAGAGCGACGAGGAGATCGAGAGCGAGCGCGAGGATTTGATCGTGATCGCGAAGGCCGTGTACGCAGGGCGCGGCGAGGTCGAGGTCATCGACAGCTTTTTCAAGGGCGGGCTCAATGCTCCGGCCGGCGCAAAAGCGCCGCTTTACTATCTGAGCAAGTCACTCGAGCTGCTGGCGACGGCGGATGTGGCGATCTTTGCCAAAGACTGGCGGGAGGCGCGCGGCTGCCGCATCGAGCACGAGTGCGCGGACGGGTACGGCATTGCAAGGATCGAGCTTCCTGAGGAGGGCTGAGAGATGCAGAAAATCAACATTAAGAAGTACACGAAGGAGCAGATGCTCAAAATGCTCGAGGAAGCGGCGGAAAAGCAGGAGGCGGCGGAGAGCAGAGAGACCGAGCTGCGCGGGCAGATCGGCACGCTGGCGGAAAAGCTCGAGGAGAATGAAAAGGCGCTGGAAGAGGTCACCGCGAAGTATAAGAGCGCGGACCATTCGGCGGCGATGCTGCGGTCGCGTATCGACGAGGCAGAGAAGATGCGCGACCAGGCGCTCGAGGCGCACGGCGAGGACATGAAGGCGCTCGAGAAGGCAAAGAGCGAAAGCCGCGAGCTGGCAAAGCAGCTTGGCGAGCGCATGGTGGAGCTCAAGGCCGCGGAAGAGAACGCGCGCAAGGCCGCGGTAGAGACGAACAGCATCAGGGCGCAGCTGAGCGAGGCGGAGGCGAACGCGAAGCGCAAGGAAGAGCTGCTGCGCGCGGCGCTGCACACGATCAAGACCGAGAAAAGCATCAAGGAGGACTACCACAAGAGCCTCAAGTGGTGCATGGCACATCCGTGGCGCAACCTGTGGCGCTGCGTGAAAGAACATTTCCGATTCTGACACCGTGAACGGGAGGGGAGAAGGGCACATGTTTCGATACAAGAAGAGCGTGCCGGTGAGTTATGAGCGGCAGGGGTACATCTATTTCTCGTCGCTCCTCTACCGCGAGATGCCGGAGCGGGCGCAGCAGAAGATCCTGAACCTGTGCATGGAGTGCGGCGGCGGAGACTACTATCGGGCGCTCTTCGAGTTCGTGACGACGGACGCGAACGCGACATACATCTGCATGAAGCATTCTCTCTCCCGCTCGACGCTCGAGCGGATCGTGCGCAGGTACTACGAACGATTTCCGCCACGACTGTAACAGGGCTTCGGCCCTGTGTGCGCTGCCGCAAAAGGCGCGGCGGCGCACAGAAGGCCGAACAGATACTTTATAGATAACGCGCGCGTGCGCGTTATCGGGGTTCCTTGAGCGCTGGGTTTAGAACCATCTATCACGATTGGGAGAAAAGAGACGGGAGGGCGACGACATGGCGGAGGGCTACTGGGTGATCCGAACGTACACGGCGGGCGCCGTGGGCGAAAAAATAAAATACTGGGTGCCGGGGGAGAGACCGACACGCTCGCAGAGAAAGATTAAAAGCGACATCAAGCAGCAGCAGCGGAACGAGGCGAACGCGGAGAAGAAGCTGGCGCGCACGCTGAATGAAAATTTCAGCTGCGCAGACCACCTGCTGCGCCTGAGCTATGCCGAGGAAGCCTTTGTCGCCCTGGGCGGAGAGGAAGAAGAACCGGAAACGCTGTGGAAGAATGCGAACCGGCAGCTCAAGCTCTGGCTGAGAAGAACGAGGCACGCCTGCAAAGCGGCAGGGGTGCCGTTCCGCTATGTGCCAGTGACGGCAGATTTGGACGGCAAGACAGGCGAATACGTGCGCGTGCATCATCATGTCGTGGTGAACGCGGAAGCGGCGGAGATCGCGCGAGAAAAGTGGACGGCGGGCGGGACGCACTGTGAGCACCTGTACAACGAGGTCGACTATCTGGCGCTGGCGCACTATCTGCTCGCGCAGGTGCGCTATGTGCCGGACGAAAAGAAATACTGTCCGAGCCGGAATCTCAAGCAGCCGCAGCCAAAGGACGTGATCGCGCGCTCCGGCGCGGAGCTGAGCGTGCCGCGCGGCGGGCAGCTGCTGCATCGCGCGGGCTGGACGCCGGGCATGCCGCAGTACATACGCTACATCCTGCCCGAGGTGGGCAAGATCCGGAGAGAACGGGAGAACGAGAAAAAACAGAATAGCGAGAGAGCAAACGCAACACGACGACGCGCGCGGGGGAGCCCGGGCGCGCTGTGTGCGTGCGCGATTGGAAAAGCGCCGAGATGCCGAGTTTTTAACTTGCCGGTAACTTGCCGCGCTTCGCGCGCGTGCGCGCGAGGAAACACCGACAGCCTTAGAGCCGCAAGGGATTGCGGCTTTTTTTCATGCCAGAAAGTTGACGGTTCGTGACCTGTTGCATTTGCTACACTTTTTCCTAACAGGAGAGAAAAGAGGTGAGGCGCGAATGGCGCGGCAGAAGAAATACGGCACGGCGAAGGCACTTGAAAAGGCGTGCGAGCGCTATTTCGCGTCGATCACGCGGCAGGTAAAGGTGACGGAACTGGTCGACTCCGGCAAGCGGGACGACAAGGGGCACGTCATCATGCAGTCGGTGCCTGTAGAGAACAGCCTGGGCGAAGAGCTACACACGACCGAATACCTGCTGCCGCCGAGCATGCACGAGCTGTACACCGCGATCGGCATCGACAAATCGACGTGGAGCCGGTACATGGACGAGGGCGAGGACTATGCGCGCGTGGGCACGTGGGTCTACGAGCGCATGAAGGCATGGAACGAGCATGAGATGCTGACGCGCGAGGGGAAGAACCTCAAGGGCATCCTCTTCAACCTGATGAACAACTACGGCTACAGCGAGAAGAAGGAAGCGGAGCTCGGCGAGCGAGCAACAAAGACCGTGACGGCGGCGAGCATTCCGCTCGAGGACCGGCAGGAGATGCTGCGCGAGCTGATGCAGGAGTTTGAGCACGATGGCGGCGACGAAGACGCGGACCTATGAGCGAGAGCTTGAGGTGGCGCTGTGGTGGCGGGACTTCCGCGCGACGAACAATGCGCACTTCCTGCCGCTGCTGTTCGACCGGCACCGCTACCTCGTCCTGAAAGGCGGCGGCGGCAGCGGCAAGTCGATCTTCGCGGGGCGCAAGGTGCTCGAGCGCGTGACAAGTGAGCCGGGGCACCGCTGGCTGGTGTGCCGCAAGGTGGCGCGGACGCTGCGCGAGAGCTGCTTTGAGCAGCTGCGCGGGCAGATATCCGACTTCTACCCCGAGAGCGGGGCAAAGGTCAACAAGAGCGACATGAGCATTTCGTTTGCGAACGGCAGCAAGATCCTGTTCGCGGGCCTCGACGACGTGGAGAAGCTCAAGTCGATCTACGACATCACGGGCATCTGGATCGAGGAAGCGAGCGAGCTGGAGCAGGGGGACTTCGACCAGCTGGACATCCGACTGCGCACAGACTTCCCCTATTACCTGCAAATGATCCTGACCTTTAACCCGATCAGCATCACACATTGGCTGAAAAAGCGGTTTTTCGACCGCAAGGACCCGCGCGCGACGGTGCACGAGAGCACGTATCTCGACAACCGCTTTCTGACGGCGGAGGCCATCACGACGCTTGAGGCCTTCAAAGAGACGGACGAGTACTACTACCAGGTCTATTGCCTCGGACAGTGGGGCGTGACGGGCAAGACGGTGTTCGACGCGAAAAAGGTGAGCGAGCGGCTGCTCGTCGTCGAGCGGGCGAAGAAGTCGAGGCGCGGCTACTTCGAAAACGTCGTCAAGGAAGACGGCGTACACCTCGAGCGCTGGGCGTGGGTGGACGATCCGGACGGCGCGGTGACGATCTACGAGGATGTCATCCCCGGCCGGCCGTATGTCATCGGCGGCGACACGGCGGGCGACGGCAGCGACTACTTCGTGGGGCAGGTGCTCGACAACATCACGGGAAAGCAGGTCTGCACGCTGCGCCACCAGTACGACGAGGACACGTATGCGAGGCAGATGTACTGCCTCGGCAAGTACTACAACGACGCGCTGCTCGCCATCGAGACGAATTTCTCGACGTACCCGACGAAGCTGCTCGACCTGATGGGCTACCGCAACCTGTACGTGCGCGAGGTGGAGGACGACTTCACAGGCAAGATCAAGCACGCCTTCGGCTTCCAGACGAACCGGCTGACGCGGCCGGTGATCCTGTCTGAGCTCATCCGCATTTTGCGCGAGAGCATGAGCACGGTGAACGACCGCGACACGCTGCTCGAGATGCTGACATTCGTGCGGCGGGAGAAAGACCTGCAGGGAGAGGCCGAGCCGGGCGCGCACGATGACTGCGTGATGGCGTTAGCGATCGCGCATTACGCGCGGCCGCAGCAGACGATGGAAATTAAGACCGCCGGCAGCGCGAAGAAAACGCGCTGGACGGCGGACATGTGGGAGGACTACAACAGCGCGAGCGAGACCGAGCGGGCAGAAATGCTGGCGCTCTGGGGCGAGCCGCGATGAGAGGGAGAAAAGACATGGAAGAAAAAGAAAAGACAAGCCAGATCAGCGAGGAGCTGCGCGAGTGGCAGGCGAGGCTCAATGAGAGCGACGCCAAGTGGTCGAAAGAAGTCGAAAAAATGAACGAGCGCGAGGCGGTCTACAACGGGGACCGCACGATGCAGCCGCTTGTCCCCGGCGACACGCACCGCGACGGCACGCTGAAAAAGACAAGCCACGTGCGCAACATCACGTTCGAGAACATCGAAAGCCAGGTATCAAGCAGCATCCCGCAGCCGAAGGTGACGCCGCGGCGCAAGAAGGACGAGCACCTGGCCGACGTGATCGAGCACTTTCTGCGCAACGAGCTCGACCGGCTCCCGTTTGAGGCGCTGAACGATCTGGCTGAGCGTACGGTGCCCATTCAGGGCGGCGTGGGCTTTTTGGTCGAGTGGGACAACACGAAGCGCACGAGCACGACCGTCGGCGAGGTGAACGTGACGCTCATCCACCCGCAGCAGTTCGCGCCGCAGCCGAACGTCTACACGGGCATTGCCGACATGGATTATTTCATCGTCAAGGCGCCGACGACGAAGGGCTACGTCGAGCGCCGCTATGGCGTGCTGCTTGAAAACGAGGGTGAGAGCGAGCCGGATGTCCGCGGAGGCGACGGCTCCACGAGCAACCGAAACCTGACGCTTTACATCGGCTACAAGCTCAACGAGCGCGGCGGCATCGACCGCTACACGTGGGTGAACGACACGGAGCTCGAAAACCTCAAGGACTATCAGGCACGCAGGCAGCCGGTGTGCAAGAGCTGCGGCAAGGTAAAGCCGCTGCCGGGGCAGGAGGTAAACGGCACGGCCTACTCAGGCGGTGCGTGCCCGTGGTGCGGCGGCAAGGACTGGGAGAGCAAGACGCAGGACTTCGAAGAGCTCTATGCGCCGGTACAGCGCAGCGACGGCACGTTTGTCGGCGGGATGCAGGAAACGCTCGACGAAAACGGCCTGCCGATTCAGGCGCCGGTGCGCATCCCGTATTACCGGCCGGACCGCTACCCGATCATCTTGCAGCGCAGCGTGAGCGTCTTCGGCCAGCTGCTCGGAAACAGCGACGTTGACATGATCCGCGACCAGCAGAACACGAGCAACCGCATTGAGCAGAAGATCATCGACCGACTGATGAAGGCAGGCACGCGTATCACGCTCCCCGACCGGGTGGACCTGCGCACCGATCCCGAGGACGGCGAGCGGTGGTACATCGGAGACCCACGCGCCAAAAGCCTCATCGACGTCTACGATTTTTCGGGCAATTTGCAGTACGAGCTCACGTATCTCGAGCAGGTGTACGAAGAGGCGCGGCAGATCATCGGCATCACGGACAGCTTTCAGGGCAGGCAGGACACGACCGCAATGAGCGGCAAGGCCAAAGAGTTCTCTGCTGCGCAGGCGGCGGGACGTCTCGAGAGCAAGCGCGTGATGAAGAACGCGGCCTACGCCGAGCTCTTTGAAACGATGTTCAAATTCTGGCTGGCGTACTCGGATGAGCCGCGGCCGGTGACGTATAAGGACAGCACGGGCGAGACGATGTACGAGGAGTTCAACCGCTATGACTTCCTCGAAGAAGGCGAAGACGGCGAGCTGCACTGGAACGATCAGTTCCTTTTCTCGTGCGACACGAGCGCGCCGCTGGCGAGCAACCGCGAGGCGATGTGGCAGGAGACGCGGCAGAACCTCGAGGGCGGGGCCTTCGGTGACCCGACGGACCTTGAAACGCTCATTTTGTTCTGGGCGAAGATGGAGGAGCTGCACTATCCCGGCGCGGCGCAGACGAAAAAGCACCTGGAAGAAAAGGCGCAGCGGCAAGAAGAAATGGCGGCGCAGCAGGCGGCCGTGCAGGGCGATATGCCGGGCGGAGGCGCGGCGGTGCCGGACGATCTGGCCACGGCGATCGACGCGCAGGCACAGCAGGACGCCATGAACGCCGCGAGCGGGCAGGCGGAAGGGATTTACACGCCGCAATAAGAAAGGCTAAAGGCGCGAAAGATGACGCGCAGAGCATATGCCCCCGTAAAGGGGACGCCGCATCCGTAAGGCAGCAGAGCTGCCAACGGCTGCGCAGTCCTCGCAAGGGGGACGCCGCATCCGTAAGGCAGCAGAGCCGCCAACGGCTGCGCAGCCGCAGGGCAAGAGCGGGAAAATGCCGAATCCAAAGGAAAGGAGGACAGGGGCATGAGCGATAAGAGCGGTTACGTCGGCAGAATCAAGAACGGCGGCACGCAGGTCGTGAAAGCGCCGAACCAGCAGACCGACGCGAAGAAGGGCGTCGTGCACACCGGCAGCGACCTTCGCACGGGCAAGAAGTAAGCAAAGCGGAAACGCTTTACAACGCAGCAATATGAAGCTGCAATGCGCAGGGCAAGAGCGGGAAAATGCCGGAAAGGAAGAGAAAATGGAATTCACGGAACAGCAGGTTTATGAAGCGATGGGCCTGACGGTGCCGCCTGACGAGGCAGGCACGCAGCAGGAGCCTACAGGCGCAAACGAGCCGGGCGTCGCTGCCCCGGCCGCAGAAGAGACCAACGGCGCGCCGGAGAGCGGCGATACCGGCACGACGGACGGCGAGGGCGCAGAGGGCGCCGTAACCGCTCCCGAGGGACAGGACGGCGCGGAAGGCGCAGAAGACAACAACGATGCGGAGGGCGCGAAGAAGGAGCAGACCCCCGACGAGCGCAGAGCGCACGCGGCGGCGCGGCGCAGAGCCGAGCAGCAGGCCGCGGTGGACGCGGCGCTCAAGGCGCAGAGCGAGAAGATGGCCGCGGAGTGGAAGGCTTTTTTCAAAAGTGCAGGGCTTAAGAACACAATCACGGGCGAGCCCATCGCGACGAAGGAGCAGTTTGACGAGTGGTCGAAGTCCTTCAAGCAGCAGAAGCTCGAAAGCGACCTCAAGGCCGGGAAGTTGACGCAGGAATCTCTCAATGAGGCGATCAGCGAGAATCCCGTTGTGAAGCAGGCGGCCGAGATCGTGGCGGCGCATGAGCGCGAGCAGGCCGCGGCCGAGCAGGAGAAAATGCAGCGCGCCATCGATGAGCAGATCAAGAAGATCCACGCGCTCGAGCCCGAGGTGAACGGCGTGGAGGACCTTTTGAAGCTCCCCGAGAGCGAGGCGTTCTACGCGCGCGTGAAGAGCGGCATGTCGTTTTACGACGCCTACCTCATTTCGACGCGCGAGCGGCGCGAGAAGGCGCTGGCCGAGGCAGCGAGAGCGCAGGCCTTGACGGGACAGAGAGGCAAGGACCACCTGACCGGCGCGGCGGCATCCCGCGGCGCGGGCGGCAAGGTCGTGACGAGCGAGGAGCTGGCGAGCTTCCACATCTTCAATCCCACGGCGACGGACGAGGAGATCCGCACGTGGATCGAGAAGAACAGAAATTAACAAGACAAGGAGGAACGCAATGTTTATTCCCATCAAATCGACGGACGGGGCAATGACCCCGTTTAAGTACATCGAAGCGGCGGCGGGCACGTATCAGGTCGGCCAGCTGCTCAACGTGACGGACGGCAAGCTGGCGGCGATCGCTGCCGACCAAGCGACCACGCCGCCCTATGTGTGCATGCAGAGCGGCACGGTGGCCGCGGGCGAGCTGCTGGCGGTGACGCGCGTGCAGGGCAAGTACACCTTTGAAACCGAGCTTGCGGCGGCCGCAGCGGCCGTGAAGGTCGGCACCAAGATCCAGGTGGCGAGCGGCGGTCTCAAGGCAAAGTACGTCACAGGCGCATCGGACGCAGCGGTGCCCGGCACGTTCGAGGTCGTGAGCCTTGAGGGCACGGCAGCGGGCAGCATGATCCGCGGCCGCTTTGTCTAAGAAAAACGGAAGAGAGGAGAGAAAGTAAGCAATGAAAATCATTTTTTCAGAATCGAGCAACCTGAACAACAGCGTTTACGGCAACTGCCAGGCGCCAATCAAGATGTTCCTTGAAAAGCGCGGAGAGGAATTTGAGCAGAACAGCGTGCTGAAGAACCTGTTCCTGACGGGTTCTTCCAAGAACTACGGCGACGTGATGACCACGCTGACGGCCATGAGTGGCTTTGAGCCCGTGGGCGAGAACGGTGCTTATCCGCTGGACGGCATGCAGGAGGGCTACCAGAAGTTCCTCAAGTACCAGACGTGGAAGGACTCTTTCAGCGTGTCCAAGGAGATGATCGAGGACGGCAAGCTGCTCGACATGCGCAAGCAGCCTGCGGCCTTTATGACCTCTTACAAGCGCACGCGCGAGCTCTTCGGCGCGGCGCTGTACGGCGCGGCCATGATGGGCAACGGCAGCGTGACCTTCAAGGGCGTCAAGTTCGACCTGACGGGCGCGGACGGCAGCAACCTGTTCGCCAAGGAGCACGTGCCCAAGGTGAGCGGCGACAAGCAGTGCAACTGCTTCAAGGATGCGTTCAGCGTGGACGCGCTGGGCAAGCTCGAGACCAAGATGCACCTGTTCCGCGGCGATAACGACGAGATCCTTGACGTGGCTCCCGATACGATCCTGATCCCCGAGAACGCCGACCTCAAAAAGGCGGTATTCGCGGCGATCGGCGCGGACAAGGACCCCGTGAGCGCGAACAACGCCTTCAACTATCAGTACGGCCGCTGGAACGTCATCGTGTGGCCGTACCTGAACCACTACATCACAAACGGCGTCGCCCCGTGGGTGCTGCTGGACAGCAAGTACAACGAGACCTACGGCGGCGCGGTGTGGAATGACCGCATTCAGCTCGATGTGCGCTCCACCATCGACGAGAACACAGACGCGAACGTCTGGCGCGGCCGCAGCCGCTTCAACGCGTGCTTCAACGACTGGCGCTTTGCCGCCATCGGCGGTATCGCGGCGGGCAACTCGCTCTAAGGAGCATACCCCAAGGGCGGGCGTGGGAAATGACCCGCGCCCGCCCTTATCATCTCGAAAGAAGGGAGAGAGGAACGTGACACCGAGAAAGGTGATCCAGCGCGTGGACGAGGCGAAGCCGAACGCCTTCCCGGAGGAAGCAAAGTTCGAGTGGCTCATGGCCCTTGAGGGCAGGATCGCGGCGGATGTGCTGCTGGCGATGCCGGCGGAGCTGGCGGCCATCATGGGAAAGACATTCGCAGACGGCATGGACGAAGAGCTGCTCGTGAAAGCGCCGCACGACGAGCTCTACGCGCTGTATCTGAAAGCATACATCGACAAGGAAAACGGCGAATACAACCGCTACGCGGATTCGAGCCAGCTCTACAACGAGGCCTACGGCAACTTCGTGCGCTACTGGGGCAGGACATACGAACCGGCGCAGGGCTATGAAAGGGGGTACGTGATCCGATGAGGACCATTGAAGTGAAGGAGCTCGCCTATCTGCCGCTGGGCAGGCAGGGCGAGAACAAAGCGCAGAGGATCGTCTGGCCGGGGATCGCGGATTCGTGGGCGCGGCTGTACGGCGAGGGCGTCTTCGCGCTGACGGTGCTGCGCGAGGGCGATAGCGCACCGTATCCCGCGAGCCTTAAGAGCGAGAACGGTGACGTGATCTGGACGCTGAGCAACGCCGACACTGCCAGGGCAGGCGAGGGCATGGCTGAGCTCACCTACACCGTGGGAGGCGCGATCGCCAAGAGCCGGACGTGGCGCACGGTGGTCGAGCCGTCGCTGAGCGCAAACGGCACGACCGGGCCGCCGGAGGCTTATCAGAGTTGGGTGGACGAGGTGCTTTCGGCAGCGGCGGGTGTAGAGAGCGCCGTGGCCAAGATGCCATACGTCGACAGCGCGACGGGGAACTGGTTCAAGTGGGATGCCGAGAAGAACGCCTTTGCCGATACCGGCATTCCCGCGACGGGTCCTCAGGGGGAGCAGGGGCCGAAAGGTGATACCGGCGAGCAGGGGCCCAAAGGCGAGACCGGCGCGACCGGCCCCAAGGGGGATACCGGCGCGACAGGCGCGCAGGGCCCAAAGGGAGAAAAGGGCGACACAGGTGCAACGGGTGCGCAGGGCCCGCAGGGTGAGCAGGGCATCCAAGGCGTTCAGGGCATTCAGGGCCCGAAGGGGGATACCGGCGAAACCGGCAGCACTGGTCCGCAGGGGCCGAAAGGCGACAAAGGCGACGCCTTTACCTATGACGACTTTACGGAAGCGCAGCTTGCTGCGCTGAAAGGCGCGAAGGGCGACACGGGCGAGCGCGGGCCGAAGGGCGAAACGGGAGATACCGGCCCACAAGGGCCCCAAGGTGACAAGGGTGATACCGGTGATACCGGACCCCAAGGCCCCAAGGGTGACACAGGTGAAACGGGTCCGCAGGGGCCGCAGGGCGAACAGGGCGTCAAAGGCGATACCGGCGCAGTTGGCCCGCAGGGGCCGCAGGGCGAGCAAGGCATTCAGGGGCCCAAGGGAGACACAGGCAGCGGATTCCGGGTTCTCGGCTACTACGCGAGCAAGGAGGCGCTGGACACAGCACACAAGGCCACGGCCAAGGCGGGCGACGCTTACGGCGTCGGCACTGGTGAGCCTTACGACATTTACATCTTCGACGGCGTGACGAATGCTTTTGTCGACAACGGCCCTTTGCAGGGCGCGAAGGGCGACAAAGGCGATACGGGCGCGCAAGGCCCTGCCGGTCCTGCAGGTGCGGATGGGGCACCCGGCAAAGACGGAGAAACCGGCCCTCAGGGTCCGCAAGGTGAGAAAGGTGATACCGGTCCGCAGGGGCCGAAGGGTGAAGACGGAGCACCCGGTAAGGACGGAACAAACGGCGCCAATGGCAAGGACGGCGTAACGTTTACCCCCAGCGTAAGCGATGCGGGCCTTTTGAGCTGGACGAACGACGGCGGCAAGACGAACCCGAAGTCCGTCAACATCAAGGGACCGAAGGGAGACGCGGGCGCGGACGGTGCACCGGGCAAGGACGGCGGTACGGGACCGCAGGGGCCCAAGGGAGACCCGGGCGCGGATGGCAAGGATGGCGGAACAGGCCCGCAAGGGCCGCAGGGGAATCCAGGCGTGGATGGCAAGGATGGCACAACCTTCACCCCATCCGTCAGCGCGAGCGGAGACCTCTCGTGGACGAACGACGGCGGCAAGGACAACCCTGCGACCGTGAACCTGAAAGGCCCCAAGGGAGACACCGGCCCCCAAGGTCCGCAGGGTGAGCAGGGCAAACAGGGCCCGCAGGGTCCGGCTGGTCCCGTGAACGTGCCGAACACCACCGCCCTCCTCAAGGGCAACGGTTCGGGCGGCATCGTGGCAGCGACGGCAGGCACGGACTACGCGACACCGCCTACCGCCTGCAAGGTCAAGCTGACAGTCGCGGGCTGGAACAGCTCGACCAAGATACAGAGTGTGACGATCGACGGTGTGTCGGCGGATGAGGCGAGTCAGCTTCTGCTGCCGATGCCGACCGCTGCGAACAAGAGCGCATACGACGAGGCCGGTATCCAGATGACGAGTCAGGCTGCGAACAGCGTGACCTTTACGTGCGACACGGTGCCGACCGTAGCCATTGAGGTGTGGGTCGTGATCCAAAGCGTGAAGGACGTCACCCCCCCTCAGTAACTGAGACGTGGGTGATCAATGAATCGTTCCAAACGTTTACGAGCGGAGATATGACATACCAAATTGGCTTTGCGTCCAGCGGCAGCATGTTTTCGAGCCTTACTGTGCAAGGATCGAAAGCCGTAGCAGGCGAAGGGTATTATGACGCTGGTGGCCTAATTTACGATTCCACACAGGTGTATTCTGGGTTCGGCACATGGAAGGATCTTACGTACCGTACGATCACGCTCGCAG